GTCGTAAAGTACATCTCAAGAAGGCAGAGCTTGTCTCTGAGGCGTTTTCTAAAGGTGTAGGCTATGAGGCTATGCCATTATCCGATGTAGATGAATACGGACGCTCTGACTGCGTCTCATGTGCAGAAGTCTTTTTATCTCAATTAAAAGAGTATGGGACAGAAGACTCCAAAGGTCTTGTGCCTACACTTAGTATGATGAATGAGATGATGTACATCCTTTGCGACATGGAAAAGAACGGTATCTGTATTGATACTGGTATGCTGTCCAAGATCGAGCAGGATTATTTAATTGAACAGAAAGAACTTCAAGATACAATGGAAAGAATCTGCAGAGAAGTGATGGGAGACATCAAGATTAACTTGAATAGTCCTGCACAGTTGTCTGAAGTCATTTACTCCCGCAGAGTTATTGATAAGAATGAATGGAAGGACCGCTTTAATATTGGACTAAACGCCCAAGGTAAACCTTTGTACCGCCCCTTTATGACTCCTGCTGATTTTAAGTTTGAAGTAGAGCGCATGACCAAGCCTGTAAAAAAATGCACGGCAAGTGTTTGCGATAAGTGTGAGGGCAAGGGCACAGTACCCAAAATGAAAAAGGACGGTACTCCTTATAAGAAAGAACCTAAGTGTGCTACATGTAACGGTCTTGGGATTAAGTACACGTATTTAAACGAAGTTGCAGGATTGCAATTGACAACGTCTAACGTTAACGATGTATCTGCTAACGGTTTTGTTACATCAAAAGATAATGTAAATAAACTATTATCTCAGGCCCGGCGCAAACGTAATGAGACAGCCGTGTTGTTCTTAGAATCCATGAAGAGACTTAACGCTGTGTCTACATACCTTACTTCTTTTGTTAAAGGCATAGAGCGCAATACACGGCCTTCTAGCTTACTTCACACAACATTTAATCAGTGTCGTACTGCGACTGGTCGCCTGTCATCCTCAGACCCTAACTTCCAGAATCAACCCCGTGGGGGAACATTCCCTGTAAGACGGGCGGTGGTTAGCAGATTTGCTAAAGGAAAGATTATGGAGGCTGACTTCTCGGGACTAGAGTTTAGAGTAGCCGGTGAGCTATCTAAAGACGCACAGATCTTTGAGGATGTAACAACAGGTAAAGATGTACACAAACAAACTGCGTCTATTATTAATCAGAAGTCAGTGCTAGAGATTACAAAAGATGAAAGACAAAAAGCAAAAGCCTACACATTTGCTCCGTTGTATGGTGGCACAGGTGCAGGAGAACCTGATCATGTTCGTAACTATTTCAATCAGTATTTTGATATCTACACCGGGCTGTCGGCATGGCACACTCAATTAAAGAATCAAGTAATTCAGACTAATACAGTTACCCTCCCGTCAGGCAGACAATTAAGGTGGGACAATGTGGAAAGACAAAGTTCTGGACGAGTAACCTACGCAACCCAGATTGTAAATTACCCTGTGCAATCTTTTGCTACAGCAGACATTGTGCCTCTTGCTTGTATCCGTGCCTTTAAAGAACTGCGTAAAGCTAAAGCTAAATCTTTATGTGTGTTAACTGTACATGATAGTATTGTTTTGGATGTACACCCTGATGAAGAAGATTTATGTATGAAAATTTTAGTTACTGCCATGAAAGAAGTTGACGACGAATTAAAACGGCGGTACAATTATCAAATGGTCATGCCTCTCGATATTGAGATAAAGAGTGGCCCTAATTGGTTAGAAGGAAACGTAATCTATGAATAATCTACCCGCAGATGTCCAAGCAATGGACACAAATCAACTCCTGTCAATGATGTCAGGAACCTCTTCAAAAAGTTCTTCAGAGCAGGAATCTAGTAACCTGCTACCCTTGTTGCGTATGAATCATCAGGAAGAAGATGACGATGGCAACGAGTTGAAGAAAGGCACGTTCTTTATCGCAGGGCAGGACATTGAACGTGTCTACGCCAAGGAGGTTACCTTCCGGGCATTGGGCGATTTTATGCAGTATCTGCATTACGACACTGCGCAAGAAGGCACAGTAAACCGCACAATCATCCACACGATGGGTCAAGAGCCTATCGACGAAACAGGGACGCTTCGCTGTGGTCGCCCGGAAGGTAAGGTCTTCCACGCAATGGATCAAAAGGAAAAGAGTAAGTACAGCGGAATTACTTGCTTCCGCTATCTGTATGGCCTTGTTTCTTACACTGGCCAGAATGGTGCAGGTGAAACTATTGAAGTCCCAGAGACTCCTGTATTGTTTCGAGTCAAGGGTGCGTCATTCCTTACCTTTACGAATGAAGTTACCAAGCCTTGTGCCGAACAAAATATTCCATTCCAGAATGTTCCTACCACGGTAACTAACGAGCGTAAAAAGAATGGTGGCGTAACTTACTTTGTTACACACTTTACACCTGACTTCAAATCTAAGTCGGAGATATCTCCTAATGATGTAGAAATCATGAAGCATGTGTTGACTTCTATCAAATCAATTAACGATGAAATTAAGCGCAAATACAATGAGGCGATTAAATCAAAGTCCTCTTACAGCAATGAAAGCAATGTTGTAGATGCTGTTGAAGTATTTGCAGTGGTAGACGATTAATGAAGCTACCAAACATGAACGAGGTTCTTGTTAAGAACTTCCTACAGAGGGCGGCCCAAGAGCCGCCTGATGTCCCTTTGGACGATCTAATTGAAGAAGCAGGAGAAAACTTCAAATCTTCTTTACGTAAACAATTCCAATCTGATCGTCGTAGCTTTGGTATCCGCATGTCGAATGTCGGTAGGCCATCCTGTCAGTTATGGATGCAGAAGCATCGTGCAGAAGAGCAGGAAGATAAACCTTACGATTTCATTATGAAAATGTTAATGGGTGATGCAATTGAATGTATTTCTCTATTCGTAATGAAAGCCGCAGGTGTCAATGTTCAGGATGTTAGCGGCAAGGTAACTTTAGACTTAGACGGTAGACAGATTGATGGTGAGTACGATGTCATCATTGACGATAAAGTCTGGGACGTTAAGTCAGCCTCCCCGTATTCTTTCCAGAACAAGTTCAAGGACTTTGAAAGCCTCGCCAAGGACGATACCTTTGGGTACGTATCTCAGGGTTTTGGCTATGCAGAAGCTTGTGGTAAGAAGTTTGGTGGGTGGATCGCAGTTAATAAAGTTACAGGTGAATGGAAGTTTGTCGAAGCAGATAACTCTCAAGAAATGCACCATGAAGTTTTAAGTAACATTAAAGATACCTATGATTTAATTGCATCAGATAGTTCAGAGTTTAAACGTTGTTTTGATGACGTAGAAGAAACCTACCGCCGTGTGCCTACAGGTAACCGGCATATCTGTCGTACATGTGGATTCTGTGAGTTTAAGCACACTTGTTGGCCTAACCTTCAGTATCGTGAGTCTACGGCAAGTCAGGCTCGTGTGAAGCCTTGGAAGTATTATACGGTGTATAACGAAGACAATGGCATTCAGTAACGCGGCAAGAAAATATGGCTATAGATCAGGCCTTGAGCAAAAGGTTGCTGAACAAATTAAGAAGAAGGGTATACGTGTTAAGTACGAGGACCCTTCCTCAAAAATTGAATTCGTGCAACCCGCTTGTACTAGAACGTATACTCCTGATTTTATTTTGCCTAACGGCATTGTGGTTGAGACAAAAGGGCGGTTCACCTTAGAAGATCGAAAAAAACATTTGTGGATTAAGGCACAGCACAATGGGCAAATAGATATCCGATTTGTTTTTTCTAGCTCAAAAACTAAAATACGTAAAGGCTCTAAAACATCTTATGGAGACTGGTGCAATCAACACGGTTTCCTTTACGCAGATAAATTAATCCCAGAGGAATGGTTTAATGAACATTAATATAAAAGATGACGAGGCCTTTGTTAAATTGTCTATCAGCGAAGATGGCTCCTTACAATGTGCTTACGGTTTCAATATCACCCGTCCACCTGAAGATGCTGACCCAGAAGATGAAAGTGTACAGGCTGTCTTATCCGCAATAACTTTATTGTCAGGGGTAGTCATATCAATACAAAACTACCCAGATCAATTAATGGAAATAGGTGAGCAAGCAATAGACTCAGGAGAATTTGATGTTTCTTCCATAACAGATTTAGAAACACAAGAGTTTATGAATAGCTTATCTGAAGAAGATTTAGACCTACTGACTGCTCCTACGGAGGGTGTGCAATGAACGATGAATTCCATTTAGATGATATATCCACAATAAACTTAATTGACTTAGATACTCAAGACACTATAACTGTAAGGCTCGACGAAAACAATAGAGCAACTCTAGTCGAGACATTAGACGAAATTAAAAATCCCTCTCATTACAAGAAAGAAAACGGTATTGAGACTATCGAGTTTATTAAAGCTGTGTTAACACCTGAGCAGTTCACTGGGTACTTACTGGGTAACTGCATCAAATATGCCTCCCGCTTTAATGAAAAAGATACCCCTATTAAAAATGCTATCAAGATCGATTGGTACTCAGAATTCTTAGAGCAGTTTTTAATTGCTAAGAAGGCAAGTGATGAGAAGAAAGATTGATCTTCGTGTCCCTGAAGGACAGCTACTTAAAATATTAGGTTTTGCCGATGAGATGCTGATGATGGTTGAAAGCAATCAAGCAGGCTTTACCCCAAAGGAAGAACATGCGGCAAAAGAACTGCGGCATATTTTAAATAAGTTATTCAATATGTATAAGGAACAAGTGGATGACTGAACTAAAAGGAATTAAATTAGATTACTCTCGTGATGAATTGTTCACTGAACAAGGGGACAAGCTCATGCGAGGTTTCTATATGTTACCTGAAGAAAAGTCCCCACAAGAGGCTTTAGCTCGTGCGGCGTTAGCGTATTGTGAGGGTGATATAGATTTTGCCCAGAGGATATATGACTATGCGTCGAAACAATGGTTTATGTTTGCTAGTCCAGTACTTAGCAACGCTCCGAAATTCGGTGGAGAGATTAGGGGTTTGCCTATTAGTTGTTTCCTTTCTTACGTGCCTGATGACGTTCGTGGGATTATTGAACATAAGTCTGAGGTTGCTTGGCTTTCTGTAAAAGGAGGTGGAGTCGGGGGACATTGGTCAGACATTCGTGGTGTAAGTAAGAAGTCTCCGGGAGCTATCCCGTTTCTAAAGACTTTAGATTCAGATATTCTTGCTTTCCATCAGGGGACTACTCGCAGGGGTAGTTATGCGGCGTACATGGATATTAGTCACCCAGATATTTGGGAATTTGTTGCTGTACGTGACCCTGCTAAAGGCGGAGACATTAATCGTCAATGCCCTAACCTTTTCCCTGCAGTAAATGTTACTGATAATTTTATGGAGAAATTAACTTATGAAAACGAACAAGACAGACAATGGAACCTTATCGACCCAGATGACGGAACTACACGAGATACATTCGATGCTAGAAAACTTTGGCAGAGAATACTTAAAAACCGGGCAAAAACTGGGACTCCTTACATTAACTTTATCGACACAGCCAACGCAGGCTTACCAGAAACTCAAAGAAAACTTGGCTTACGGATTAACGGCTCTAACCTCTGCAACGAAATCCATCTCGCTACAGATCGAGAACGTACAGCAGTCTGTTGCCTCTCCTCAGTCAACCTCGCAAAATACGATGAGTGGAAAGGAACAGGAATGGTTAGAGACATTATCCGACTGCTCGACAACATACTGGAATTCTTTATCCGAAATGCTCCAAGCCAACTTGAAAAAGCAGTTTTCTCCGCTAAACGGGAAAGATCAGTAGGCTTAGGAGCTATGGGCTTTCACAGCTATCTTCAAAAGAATATGATTCCTTGGGAGTCAGGCTTGCACGGAGCATCAAGTATTAACTATGATATGTTCAAGTACATCAACGAAGAAGCTGTGGAAGCATCTAAAGAACTTGCCCGGGAACGTGGCGAGGCTCCTGACATGGAAGGTACGGGGATGCGCAACGCACACCTTATCGCCATTGCACCAAACGCTAATAGTTCTATCCTGTGCGGCACTAGTGCTTCTATTGAGCCTATTAAGTCTAATGCGTATACTCATCGTACTCGTGTCGGGGCGGACCTTATCGTCAACGAAGACTTAAAAGAACTTTTAATTAAGCACAAGAAAGACACAAAGAAAGTATGGGATTCTATCATTGCAAATGATGGTTCTGTACAGCATCTTGATTTCTTATCTCAGTTAGAGAAAGACGTATACAAAACTGCATTTGAGATTAACCAACAGTGGGTGGTTGAACATGCGGCGGCTAGACAGGACTTTATCTGCCAAGGTCAGTCCCTTAATCTATTCTTTCCTTCAGGAATTGATCCTAAATACGTGAACAAAGTACATCGTATTGCGTGGGAAAAAGGTTTGAAGGGGTTGTATTATTACCGTACTAATGCAGGAGAGACTGCTGATAAGACGGGCGTGTCAATTGAAAGAGAAGCACTAGTAGATTTTAGCGCGGATTTAGAAGAATGTTTAAGCTGTCAAGGATAGA